CGGACATGGCCAGGGGAGTTAATGTTCAAGAGTCTCTTGGCACGTTCCCTTACCGCGCCATCGCTCATGTCATGCTCCACTCCCTTCAGGATCGTTACGGCCTGGCCCACTCCATAGTGGCTCACAGTGCGCACAATACCATGGCAATGATCGTCGCCATTTGCACCGCCTGGACCGCGCGTAAAGCAGCTAAGATACCCGTCGCCGCAGGCTCCTTTTGGATGCTCGGAGGCGTGTCACTCAGCCTCTTGCTGCTCTCGATGATCGCCGCCGCCCGCTCTTGGTTCGCCAAGCCCGAACCCCCGGTGCTTCCCTTTGTGCGTCATTTCCTTGACACGCCGGTCGCTCCCATCCAAGATGACACTACAGTCGCCGTCACCCCCTTCCCCGCTCCGATTCGGGTTCCTCGCCTAATTGTTCCAGGTCGTAAGGTCCCGATTCTCAGCCCTGAAGTTTCAATTGTCGGCCCTGAAATTACTCATCTTCGTAGCGAACCGCAACGTCATTGGTGGGCTTTCGTTCTTTGGAACGCTCCTGGTCAAATGCCAGCCGCTAGCGTGGACATGGTGCGAGCAATGTTGCAGCACCGAATCGCCACCCCCTACCCTTTGGGAGAAGCTCAGACTCAACTTGAGACCCAAATGCAACTGGTTGGCGGTCACTCCTTCCGCATGTTCGAGCGTGTTCTTCAAGCTCGGGCGTACCCGGGGATCGATTACAGTGAGGCTCTGCCCGTATGGCTCGACCATTTGCCCGGAGCTGTTCGCGCCAAATACACCAAGGCCTTGACCGACTTGGGAGGAATGCAGTCCTTGGCCGCCGCTCGCGATGCGGTCTTCAGTCGCGCCATTGAATTGCGTCTCAAGACCGACGAAATGCTTTTTAAGCGCGAGAACGGAGCCCTCTGCTTAATCCCGCGTTGCATTTACAACGTCAGTCCTAAGTTTCAGACGATCATTGGGCCCCAAGCCTACATTGCCTCGAAGAGGATCTTCGCTCAGTTTCACCATCAGCATTGGAAGCGGCAACCAGATTTTCTCCTGCCTGTCTTAAGGGAGAGCGCTCTGTGGGGTCAAGGTCTGCCGCCACGTGACCAGGCTTATCCGATTTATCGTGTCTGGGTCATTGCCGCGATCGGTTTGTGGCCCCAGCAATTGGCCATTAGCTTGGATGCAGCGTGCCGTCATTGCTCCTTCCCCGCCTTGTTTATTTATGCTCATGGCGACGACTCGTTGGTCGTTTTGTGGAATGGAGCCACGCGCATGTTCTTGACGTCGGACTTTTCTAAGTTCGATTCCAGTCAGACGATAGCCCTCTCCAAGTGGGTAGGCCGCTGCTTAGCCGCGGCGGGCGTTCCCGATGCGGTTGCGGACATGCAAGCCCAGTTGAGC